TCTGCAACGCTTTCTGCATCGCGTCCTGAAGCCGCGGTCCGGACTCCCAGGGGGGACAAGTGGGGAACCGAAGAGGATCTCAAAACAGCCAGGTGGATGTTCAGCAGGGTGCAGATTGTCGCTCCGCATGCCCGGCAGCCCGCCTGGCCCGCCTGGTCAAACGACATCAGACTGCTGCGCTCGGCCCTGCAGGTTACGCACCGCGATATCTGTGAGGTATTTCTCTGGGCCAGCCGCGATCGCTTCTGGCAGTCAAACGTGCTCAGCCCTGCGAAGCTGCGGGAAAAGTGGGACACACTGAAAATTCAGATGAACCAGCCAGACCGTAACCGGGCGGCACCAGCGGGGCAGCAGCCTGCCGTCCACTGGAACAGCCAGGAAGCATGGGAGAACTTCATATGAGAAATCTCGTCACGGCAGTTAATCATCGTGACAGCAGCGCGCTGGCGCGCATGGCCGGTGACGTCCCGCAGCCGGCGGATCGACGCCTGCATCAGGCGATCGAAAAAGTGATAGATGAGTTCTTCAGCGGGCTGAAGCAGGTTTTCCCCGCCTCAGTCAGCACGGTCTGGCGGGATCCGGCAGACGAAGCCGCCGCTAAACGTCAGTGGATAGCCGCCTTAGCGGAGAACGGCGTGACCAGCAAACAGCAGCTTTCAGCCGGCATGCGCCAGGCGCGCGCCAGCGGCTCGCCATTTCTTCCATCACCGGGCCAGTTCATCAGCTGGTGTAAACAGGACGCTTTCGCCGCTGCGGGCCTGCCGGATGAAGAGACGCTCTATAGCAGGGTGATGACCTACTGCGCGCAGCGTGGCGACTATGCCTCTCCGGAGCACTATCCGTGGAAGAGCAACGCCGATTACTGGATGGTTACCAGCCTCTGCAGCCTGATGCGCGCGAACAACCTGAGCGAGTCTGAGCTGCGCATTAAATGCCGCTCAGAGCTGCGCAAAATGTCTGCGCGGATCGAGGCCGGTGAAACAATTCCTGAGCCGCGCAGGCAGCTGCTGAAGGCTGCAATGCCCTCCACCCCGGAAAAGGCGAGGGAGGGCGTGGCCCTGCTGCGCGCTACGCTGAAAGCAAAACGCACTACAGCATGATGCAAAGGATTCAGCACGACATCGATATCCCGCTGTGGCGGCAGATGTACCGCCGGGATAAAACAGGCGAACTGATTAAGCAAAGAGAGGCAGTATGAGCTTAGAAGCAACGGTTAAGTATCATTTTCCGAAGGGGCAGAACTTTAGCGGAACAGCACCGCAGACGTCGCCTGATACGCTTACCGGCATCGACTATATCGCCGCCATAGGTATGACGCAGAGCCGCGTTCAGCTCGGTTACAGCGCTTTCATGGGGAAGATGGGCGTCAGTGAAATCGACGCAGCACGGGCCGTCTCCCTGCTAACTGATTTTGCACTGCAGAGCTGCGATAAGGTTGCCGCCTTTCGCAAGCTTGATGCCGGTGTCAGAACGGCAGTTATGCAAACGCTCGCCGCTTATGCCTGGCTCGATTACTGCCGCAGCGCCGCCAGCGTGAAGCCGTGCGAATGCTGTCAGGCCACCGGATTCATCGAGGCAGAGGTGTTTTCAATGAAATCGCCTCTGCACGGCGGCCTCACCAGAAACGTCAAAGAGGCCGTACGCGTGCTCTGCAGGGCGTGCAAAGGCAAGGGCGTCGTATCAACTGCATGCCGCGACTGTAACGGACGCGGACAGGCAGTGCTAAAAGCGGCAACGGAAAAGCAGGGGGTGCCGGTGAAGGGTGAGTGCAGGCGCTGCTGCGGGCGCGGCTACGAGCGCATACCCTCAACCGGGGCGTATAAGGCAATTTCAGAATTCACCGGCGCTATCAGCCTGGACACATGGAAGAAGAGCGGTAAGCCATTTTACGATCGGCTTATTACTAAGCTGGAAGCTGAGGAAACCCGCGCAGATGCCGCGCTGAAAAGCGCCACTGCATAGCACCCTAAAAAATAGTGTATTAAATTATCGCAGGCTATTTACTTTTCCCGAACCCGGGGGTATACTTTTCAACAGTTGAAGTTGCGTGATGATGTTCAGCCCGCAAACTAAATCAGCTTTCATCACTCTGTGATAATAAAAGAGCCCTGCAGATTCACACGCTGCGAGGGCTTTTTTTATGGGCATCTGAAATATATGACGCCGGTTTCAGGGAGGAATAATGAGAATTCTGTGCGCCCTTTTAATCGTGCTGTGCGCGCCATCTTTTGCTGTGATATCGGATGCGCAACGCGCAGCTAACGATCTGTGCGAAATGGAATGGCGTATAACTGACCGATCAATGTCGACCCATCTCAGCACCAGACAAATAGTGTCAGAAGAAGTTCAGGCGTTTGAAGCGGATGGGCACGCTCTTTCCGACTACGCTATTGAAAAAGATGACTTCATAAGCGTCTCTGTAAAAGGCGCAGAAACCTACAGAAAGATGGCTAAGGGTGTCAGCTATCCCTATGCAGATACAAGAGATTTTTTGCGGGGAAGAATGATGCCGCTGTGTATCAAAAACGTTCTGGAAACGCTTAAAAAATAATCCTGAATAGTTTATTTCCTTTTCTAAAGGCACTGCTTCGGCGGTGCCTTTTTCGTTTCCGCCCCCGCCACTCAATGCGACATCAATGCTATCCGTTGTGGCGGAGGGCCTCTTTTCTTCTGTTGATCAACAGCACCTGTCCGATCGGACGGCGTCTGCGAGCACTCAAACTATGAGCAAACTTGTTACTGGTGTTGCCCTGGGCACGTCCGGGGGCACCATTCTTAACGGTGTACTCACCAGCCTGAGTCCTGATGAGTGGTCTGCCATCGGCGTACTGGCAGGTATTGCCGGCATCATCATTACAGGGCTCATCAACTGGTACTTCAAACGCAAGGTCGCCAACGCTCAGGTAAAAGCACTTGAGAAATATGGTCCGGCCGTAAAAGTGGAGGAGGATTGATATGACTATGTCCGGCAGCGTGCGCAGAAAACTGATCGCCGCCGCAGGTGGCGGCTCCATGCTGATTGCCACCCTGTTTCTTGGCGGAAAGGAGGGAGCGGAAGGGCGTACTTATAAAGCTTATCAGGATGTGGCCGGCGTCCGGACCGTCTGTGACGGGCATACCGGCAGCGATATCATCAGTGGCAGGCAGTATAGCGATAGCGACTGCGATCGGCTGCTGCAAAACGATCTCCGGTCCGTTAAAAAGGTGGTCGATGGCGTAGTAAAGGTTCCCCTGAGTGAATACCAGCGCGCATCGCTATACAGCTTTGCCTATAACATCGGCCCGTCTGCTTTCACCCGCTCCACTCTGCTCAAAAAACTCAACGCTGGCGATCGGGCTCAGGCCTGCGAAGAGCTGCGCCGCTGGGTCTATGCCGGCGGCATAAAATGGCGCGGGCTGATGCATCGTCGCGACATGGAACGCGCTTTGTGCCTGGCGGAGAGTAGTGATGATTTGGCTGATAAATAACGGGCATCTGGTACTCAGGCTCTTCCTTATGGCGACGGTTGTGATATCTGCCGCCGTTGCCAGTCACTATCACTCGCGAATGTTGCAGGCGCAGGAGGAGATCTCCCGGGCAGTCCAGGCCCGGAAAAAGGCGGAGTCAGTAACCAGCAACCTCATTACCGCAGTAATGCTCTTTAACGATATCGCAAAGGCTGCTCATCATGATCGATATCAAAACGACGCTGAAAGCGAGAGGCGCGTTGTCTACATCAGGCAGGCGATTAAAGAGGATGCGTGTTCCGCTCACTCTGTTCCTGCTGATGTGGCTGACAGCCTGCGCAGACACAGAGAAAGAATACGTTCAGCTTCCGGCAATGCCCGTTCCGGCAGAGCTGCTGGCTGACTGCGAAATCCCCCCCGTACCCGATCCTATGACCTGGGGCGACAGCCTCGAACTTAACGAAAGGCTTATGACGTCGGTTGAAAACTGCAACCGGGATAAGCGCGCCATAAGAAAAATTGAATCGCTCCGGTAACTCATCAGGCGATTTTCTCACTATCTGCATTTTGCAGGTTATTTACCTTAACCGAAAAATAAAGCTTCTCCACGAGCAAACAGGCTCAATAAACCTTAAAAGGAAATATCATGATCGAAGTAAATTCATTTGCTGAACTCCGCACCACCAAACCTTCTGCATCAGGTGAAATTGCATTTCTTAAGCGCTATTACGACAGGGACTCAACCTTTAATGGTGGTGGCCGCTTTGTAGGCTTTGTCGACACAAAGGGTAAAGCCCCTGCGGATGACAGTGGCACCGTTGCGGTCTCTTCTGCCGGCGATTATTACTGGCAGCGTATTATTGATGATGTATCCGCTATTAATATTTTCCATTTTGGCGGCAAGCGCTTACGCGGCTCGGTTTCATTTGATGCCGATAACGGCGCAGTTAACCACGATGCCTGTATCAACATGTACCGCTGGGCCAGAGGCTTTGTATCACCGGTTGATGATCCGAACAAAAACCCTATCCGCGATATCGGAATACGTTTTCCTGCCGGTAAGTTTATTATTAATCCTGTCGATTTAACCGGTGAAGGCGAGCTGCCATTCTTCAATCTCTATGGCGACGACTGCGAATATGGTGTTGCACCCAGAACGATTATTACCTCGGATAAGTCAGCTAACACCGTTTTCAAAATTAAAGCGCGCCGGACGGCTATTCGCGGTATTTTCTGGGATGGTCAGGCGACCGCCGATACCACGGCAAACACCGGCGCGATTACCACTGCAATGGTAAGTAACCAGCAGCCATTTTTTGAAAATATTACCATTGAAGGCCAGTACATCAACGTCACCTGTTTTCGTGTGGAAAACAATGGTAACTCGGTGTTCAGGTTTATCGATACGCTTGATACGCGACTGGATCAGATTTACTCCAGCAATACCTATGGTCGGGTATTTGATATTACCTGGTCCGATTCACCCCAGGGTAACTGGGACCACTCAACGGCCGTGGAGCTAACCAACTCCAATTTCCAGCACGGTTATGGTGATGCCACGCTGTTTATGCCGCGCGTGGGGCAGGGCCTGATCCGTAATGTATGGATTGAACATACGCGCTTCCCTGGCGATCTGAGTAATGGTCAGTGGATCATTGATGCGCTGAGCATCGAATCCTCCATTAACCCGCTGAAGCTTAACTACTCACGTGTTCTGATGCGCCAGCTAAGCCTGCAGTCCGGTTCCAGCATTGATACCGAGCGCACCGGCTTTGCGCTGCTTTCAAACTATGAACAGGGCTGGCGCCGTGATGAGAACTTTGGCACCCAGATGACGGGTTCGATGAAGGCGGGCTGGTACTCGGGATATCGCGTCTCCAATACCAGCACGGAAGATAAGTGGTTCCGCCTTGGCAAGTTCTTTTTCCCTCGTGCTAATCAGCACTGGAACATCGACATGTTGGGCAAAGCGCTGCGTGATACTCAGACACAGCCAGCTACCGCACCACTGCTTACCAACGTCTGCGGTAAAACATTGCTCAATATTTATCGCGGAGAAAGTTCGGTCGGCGGCAATCTGCATTATGAAGGTGATTCCGGTGTCATCGACTGCATTGTTCGCACCACTGATGATAAAGGAAAATATGCTGAAGTCTGGATCAAGCTTAAAGCACAGTGTGGTGATGTAGTCATCAACCTTACTACTGATGGCCCGTCGCGGTTCGATGGCGGTGAATGTTCACTGTTTAATCCTGATTTGTCTGAAGTGACCAATCTGAATACGGATAACCGCGTTAACCTGTCAACGGTGATGAACTATCACAACGGCACCGCCGGCGTGGGTTATGACGGCAAAGTGGTTACGCTGACGTCCGATCCGGCATCGGCACCGGCCGCATCAGCCACGGCGGCGGGTTACATTACCGTCAGGATTAACGGCGTTAACCGCAAGCTCGCCTATTTTTAACCGCCTGAGAGAGTATTGCGGCAGGTAAAAAAGAGCCTGAACGAGAGTTCAGGCTCTTTTCACTCTCTGTTTTGATCCCAGGTCTCGACAGGTGCCCATCGTATCAGCGTGGGCAGCACGGCGGCGTTCTTGTGCGTTTATAGTTATTCTCCTGTCAGTTAGCTTTGATTGAGCGTTGCCGCGCACCAAAGCTTACTGCTTTGTATGTTTGCGCTTTTTCAGCGCCTGATGTTAAGGCGCGGCGGGACTCAGTTCCGTGCCCTGCGTTGCTTCAGCGTGCTGCTGATGAGATTAAATGCATCTGATATGTGATTTTATTTTTTTTCAGACGTAAAAAAACCCGCGTTACACGGGCGTAAATTCGTTCAATAAGGGCAAATCATTTGTCAGCGTTAGCTGACGACAGTAAGGATATGCGTTCAGTGTTACTTCAGGAAACAACCATTCGACAAATTACTCTGCGTGGCACGCATTGCATAAAAAAGCCCGCTTAGCGCCGGCTTTAAGAGGAAGCATAGTAGCTCAATAGAAGAAAAAGCCCGATAAACCGACATCCCGACCCCGCAAGTGTTAATGTGGTTAGCAGTTACAGATGGGGGATTATGGAAAATGACAATGACAGAGTGGAATTGATAGCTAATGCCATTTTGAAAGCAGCACTCGAACTCGCTGACACCGGGGCTGAAACCACAATCGAAGAGTTGCTGGGCAGGCTTGAGGCCTACCGGCGAGCAACCAATGATGTCTTCATGGCAGATGTATACCGCGATGCCATAGTGATCATTAAGAACGGCAAGTTATAAGCATAAAAAGCCCGCTCAGTGGCAGGCTTATGGGTGAGGGAGCATGAAAAACCAGGATGCGATCCGGATATTTTTTACAGTTCAGGCTTCATTTTCCCAAATACTTTCTCAATATCAGCTTCATATTCTTCTTTGTTATCACTCATGGCCGCCACGCCCGGGAGCTTAACGATGTGCTGCCTGAAAGATTTGACGCCGATTTCGGAAAGAAACAAGTGTAAATTATTGATCGCTAAGCTGTATCGATGTAAATGCCTTAGCATGTGCAATGCCGCATTTCTGTGGCCTTATCTTATCTAAACGCTCTTTCCGGCTACTAACCCGTAGTAAACGCTATCACGACATTCACAAAGCCAGCAGCTAACAGAACAAAGCCCGGAACGAGGTAATTTTTGTCCCGCTTATTGCGCGCCAAATAGAACATTGCGAACGCAATGCAAAACATCGGAATTGATATCTTCGCAAAAACTGACATGCCATCTCCTTAGCTAAAATTTTCTTCCTGCTATCAAACAGTAAACCAGACGCATTTTCGTACCGATCGCCAGGCCCGGCACCTTACATTTTAGTTACCGT